CCTCTGGGATCAGCGACACCTGTTTCATTTCGGTGCCTGTCGCATCTTATCGACGATCCGGCGTCATTTCAACCAGTTTTCCCTTGTTGCACCACTTTGACCAGTAACCACGGAGCGCGTCGAGCAATCGCCCGACGACCTTGGGCGTCGCCCGGTTCAGCGCCTGGCGCCGCTTCTCGCACCCGCAGCCCTTGGACGGCCTGACGCCGACCGCCTTCGCCGCACCGGCTACCACGTCGCCGAGACCAGGCGAAGCGTCCCGGACCACGGTGGTCGCCGTGCCTTCCAGCTCAACCAGTTTGCCGTCGACCACGGAGTAACGCTTCATGAGACCACCAGGTTGAACGACCATCCCATCGCTTGCAGAAAGTTACTGATGCCCGATACGTCACAGGGATTCGGAACGGATTTGTCGCAGGGGTTGACGACGACACAACTTCCAATGCCGATGAACACGGGGTCGTAGGTCCCAGATTGCATTCGGCATTTGTTTTCGAAACTGTTTGCCGTGCTGCGGCACTTGCGCCATGTGACGACCACCGAGCTTTCGCCAACGCACCAGAAGTCGCCAGCCTCGTCGCCCTGGCCGAGGTCTGCCATGCTCACCGCTTCCGGCAGACGGACGCGCCCCAGAACGGATCCGGGAGTCACGTCGAGGCATTGCTGGGTGTACAGCTCGTTAGCCTTCATCGGCTCCGTCGGAATGATGGCGCGGAATTGGATGGTGATCTGCGAGTACCCCTCGGTGCCGTCGCAACCGGACCCACAGAAGAACGTGCCGCCGACCGATGGACCCGTGCACGGAATCATTTCCAGCACCCTGGCGTAGATGATGCCCTGTTTAGGAGTGTTCAAACCAGCCATGACGATCTCGTTCGTCATTTTGATGGAATGGCACGTTCCTGTGCAGTCGGTGCAGCAGCAAGGCGTCGGAACAGTCCCGCATCCATCGCACGGAAAGCCGTAGAGACCATTGACATTCGTCGGCAACCCGGGTGCGGGTCCTCCCGTGCAAGCGTCGAACTGCGCCATCGTGATGGTCTGCTGGCGCGTGATCGTCAAATACGGAAGTATCGCGCACCCCGCGTCAATGACTTGCGGGTTGTCGCGGCACTTAAACTCCGGCGTCGGGCCGCATTGCCGCTCGGTGTAGGTGTAGGCCTGCGACCAGGTGTAGTCGCAAGTCGCATTATCGACGGTTGGATCGGCGCCCCGCTTTTGGATCTCCGCCGTGTACATCACGGACCCGGTCGTGGGAAAGTACTGGCACGGGGTGCACGTGTAGACGTTGCACGGCAAGCAACCGCCCACCATCTCGTACGCGATTAAGCCTTCCGGCGCGTCGCATTCAATGATGTCGCAGGTGGATCTTTCGCAAGCCGGGATGCGAGCGACAGCAGTCAGGTCCAACGAGAACGCCGCCAGCCCTTTCGTCTGGCAGTCGGACACGGTGGCGCTGCAATTGGTGTTCGAGCAGCCGCCGCCGCAGCAGCACCGGCGTCGGCTCACCCCTTGGCCTTGCCCTTGCGGCAGTAAATAAACCCGGCGACCGCGCCGATGAGGCCGAGCATGACTCCGAACCAGATGGAACCGAGGAGAGATTCAGCGCTTGCGAGCATGGGGTTTCGCTTTCTGCTTACGTGCGAAGGTGATACCGATGGAACAACCGGAGGCGAAGGTGATAGCCATCAGGCCCACCAGCCAGAGCGTGTATTGCCAGGGTGCGAGGTTCATACGAGCTTCCAGTTTTTGATTGTGTAGACCAGGGCGAACGCGCCGATCACGACTCCGGCGACCGATACGTACTTCAGCGTGGCGTAGATCGGGTTCTCGTCGTCGCTCACGTACGCGACGTGGGCCTGTACCGCCTCGATTGAGGCCTGTAGGCCGTCCAGCTCCTCGCGGGCCGCGTCCATGTGGACGATCGCCGCGCCCACCGCCTGGCGGGCGTCGATGGCCGAATGAGCGATCGCCGCTGTGTGGTTGGTGCAACCGGCGAGCGACAGCGCGAGGATGGCCGCGGCAAGCTTCATCAGATGAACACCCGATAGGGGACGCCTGGCGTCGGCGTGAACGTCGGCAGAGCCTCCACCTGGGCTTCGGTCAGCTCAATGGTGGCGCGGAGGTTCGCGTGGTAGCGGTTGTCGCTGTGGATCGGCCCGATGCGGTCGAGCGTGACACCCTCGACGGGAAGCACGGCGATTTCGCCATCGCCAATGTCGCGTTCCTCGGCGAGTCCTGCGGCAATAAGGGCATCGTCGAGGTCGGACTCGGTGGTTGAGCGGAGTAGGTAGTCCATATTAGGTCGTGATGGATTGGAGGGTTGCGTCCGACAGCGTGGTCGGCCAGTACTTCACGCGCTTGATCGTCCCGCACGGGTAGTACAATCCGTAAGTCGGACGGCCTCCGATGGTGAGGATGGTCGGAGTCGCGGTCGCGCTTATCGCCGCAGGGGTTGCAGCCCCGGACGCGGCGATAGATCCGCCGTTGATGCATCCACGAACCTCGCCGGAGGTAAGCGATGCGTTCAGGCTCCACGCAGCCCTGAAATTCGTGTTGATCGTCATTGCCGGAGTGATTGTCGCAAGAGCGGTGTTTCCGCTTGCGTCCTTCGCGGTCGGGTACATCGTCGCGCCATAGGCAAACGCTCCGAATGCTTCGACGGCTCCCGCTGCAGTACAGAAGGCGGTACGCATCGTCGCGAAACTGGTCGCGCGGAACTGGCTGAACTGCCCTTCGTACAGCATGGAGCCATTCGTTGTGCTGTAATTGAGAGCAGCAATGTTTCCCATCTCGCAGTAGTCAAACGACCTGCTCCCCTGACTTGCCCCGCTCGGGATGTACGAACTGCTGCCGGATTCGGCCTCCAGTTGTGCGCCCCACATCTCAATAGCATTTGTGTTATCTACAATGCGAATTCCAACTCGCTGCGCTGCCGTTGTTGCTGGGAACGTATACCGAACCCAAGACGAGGTAATCGCTTGCGTTGTCCAAGTCGTTCCATTGTCAGTCGTAAATTGGATGTTGCCAGTTCCGGCCACGCGGCGCAGCCAGATGCTAAACGTGCGCTGTGCGGACGTTCCAATCGCGGCGCTGCTGATGACGGTCGCGTTTCCTGCCGATGCCGTGAAACGAATGGCCGTCGTACCATTTGCAGGATCGGTTTGCCCCGTCGTGCGCGTGATGCTCGTATCTGCCCAGTTGTTGTTCGTGCCTCCGCTCGTAGCAAACGACTCGCTCCAGTTCAGCAAATTGGTAGCACTTCCCTCAACCAGCAGACCGCGAAGAGTTTGCGTGGTCGGGTCGTAGTCGAAGCGCGGAGCGTTGATTGCCGCGCTGGTGACGTAGCCGCTGCTGTTGATGTACGTTCCGGTCGTGCTGCGCGTGAACGTGAGGAGCGGATCGAGGACACCCGTTGTGAAATCAAGCGACAGCGTGGAACCATCGCCCGAAACCATCGCCTTACGCATCATGTTCTGAATCACGGGATCACCTCGTTGGTCGTGCGAAGATCAATGGTCGCGATATGCAGGTTCTCGCTGCCGGTGTTCGGATCCGCATACAGCACAATGCGGCCCCAGGCGTTGGACGCGAAGGTCGCCGTCTGCACGGCGGTCAGCGAGAATCCAGCGGTGCCGCCTCCCGCGCTGATCACCGTGCCGGTGTAGGTCGTGCTCAACGTGCCGACGTCCACGCGCATCTTGGGCGTGAAGTTCGTCCAAGAGAAGTTGTGCCCTGCCCCGTTGTGGACGTGCATGGAGAGTTCGTAAACCTCGCCGGGCACCATCACCTGCGGATCGATGCCAGACGCGAGCTGGAGGTTGTTGTCGCCAATTGCCATTAGGTGCACCTGATCGGATTGGGGCGGTCAAAGAACGGAACGGCAGTCCCTGCGCTGTCGTACACGACCCAAACATACACACGCGCCTGGAGGCTGCTGGTGGTCCACGCTCCGGCGGTGTAGATGGATCCAACCGGACCAATGGTGGACGCCGGGGTGCTGATGTCCATGCCATCCACCAGCGTCGAAGTGTTGAACTCCTCGCGGAGATTCCGGGCGTTGGCGTAGTTGAATCGCTCGTCTGCCGGGACGGTGATACCACTTGTGGCCGTTGGCGACCAAAGTTCGATGGTGTAGGTCCAGCGGTTGGTGGCAAGATTTGCCGCCGACTTGATTGAGCAGAGGCCGGATGCCACGATGGTCGGCTGGACAAGCTGCTGCTGTGCCCAGACAATTCCGTCCTCATGCTGCGTGACGGTCGACGCGGAGTCCGTCCAGGCGTTCGCGACGAAGCGATTCGCCGATCCCAGTAGACCGTTTCGGAAGTTGGGGCGGTGCCAGGTCATGCGAGTCTCGACGGTCCTGCCTTGGTGAGCTGGTCACGCCATGCGGTATCAAATAGGTCGTTCAGATCCGCGGTCGTGGTGAATTGCTGATACCAGCCCACCTTGGTGGTCTGGTTGATCTGCTGCCCGGCAATGGTTGCACCAGGAAGAAGCACCGGCTGTCCCGTGAGGTTGGGAATCGGAATTTGTTCGAGATGGAACCAGTTGTCAAACAGGAAAGACGCCTGTATGCGCCACATTTCGCTGTCTAGCGTTGCCGTAATTCCGGTGCAGAGAACCGATCCAGGTACCCACCCGAGGAATGTCGCGCTATTGCGCCTACTGATGTAATCGGTGAGGATGGTTGCCCAAGCTGGATCATCCGCCGTCAGTGCTGTCACCGAGGACGCCGGGGTACGGTCGCGAAGGAGTTCAATCTGGATCGCCTGCTGTGGGATCAACGCGGTGCGTGGATTGCCATTCGTGTCGACTTTGGTTCCGCCAATATCCACCACGCCCGTCGGCCACGTCACCGCTCCGGTGCCGCTTGGCGGAAATGTAGCTCCCTGCCTGTACATAGCAGTACGCCGGGTTGAGACCGTGCGGGTCTGCTTCAGGTACGTCATGCCGTACGAGTTCGTGTACGGGTAGTTGTAATTGGTGTACGTCGAACGAATCAGCCAGGTGAACGGGCGCTCGACCATAGGCTCGACGCTGCAAGTGCGGCAGATGAAATACTTAAGCCACCCGTTGTACGGGGTAGATGTTCCGATGTAAGTGCTATCCAGCCGGTACTGCGGCCTGGCCTCGTTCGGGATCTCCGCCATCATGGCCGCGTCGCCCGAGTACGTGTCGTTCGCGTTGGCGGGCGTCCAGCGCAGGATCCACGACCGCTCCAGCACTTGGTCGGCCCAACGGTCCTCCAGCTTGAACTTTCTGCTATCCGGGCGTTCGATGGCGGTCCACGTTCCCATTAGTTCCCCTTTGTCTGCTTGGCGATTTGCTCGAGCAGAGCAGTCTGCCTGGTGAGTTCGGTGGAGTCGGACGTCATTCCCCGAGCAGAGCCGAGACCACCGGCGAGCTCGGTTCCGGATACCTGTCCGGTGAGGTACTCAAACGTCTTTGCCTGATCAAGCATGGCCGAAATCGGGCCTTGTGCGCTCGGATTGCCAATGGACATGATAAATGCGTCGGAGAACGCCACACCGGCATCGACGAAACTCTGCTTCAAGCTTTCCCATGCTGCAACACCACCGGAAAGGTCTCCGGCGTTCATTTGAGCCTTGGCAGCTTGTTCTCGCAGGGCAGCTGCTTCAATGTCTTTGCCTTTGGCGACGCCCAGACCGACAGCCCTGCCCATCGAGACTTCCGACTCGATCTTGGCGACTTGCAGGTTGGCGTTTGCGATCATTGCCTCGGGCGAGTATTTCACCGCCATCGCGTTCAGTTCCTCAACGCGCTTGTCGACCATCTGGATGACTCGCATGATCATCCCGTACGCGCCTTGTGCCGCGTCGATCCCAGCCGAAATCCCTGCTGCGGTAGCGCCTCGCTTGGCCGTTCGGTTCAGCTTGTCGAGTTCGCGGTTGGTCGCATTGACGCCGGACACGACGCCGCGAGGGTCGACCTCCGCCCAGATGACCACCTTTTCAGACTTGTCAGCCATTGAGGTCGCTCCTCAACCAGGGGAAAAGCTGATGGGATCGCTTTCCGGTCAAGGCGCAAGCGATGACGCCCAGCAGATACTCCTGGCGCTCGCCGTTGGTCATTTCAATGTTGGAAAGCCCTGCTGGCATCATCAGTCTTCCGCCGTGATCGGCGATTCTCCAGAGGCGCCTTTCGGCGCGGGTGTAGGGCGGGTGCGGTTGATCTCCTCCATGAGCAAACCAGCCAGGTCGGAACGGATCTTTCCGGCGTCCTTTGGATCCGCAAGGAACGGCGTCCCATCCGGACAGGTCACGCAAGCAACCCACCAGAACGGATCGACGGACGCCCGTTGCACGTCGGCGAGTGTCGGTTCGCGAAACACAAGCGGTCCGACGCCATCGATTTCGACCGTCCGCGAGCGAGCGAGTAGCTTGGAAACGTCAACCGGCATCAGCCCTGCTCCTCCCACGAAAGCTCCCACATCGCCGCGCCGGTGCCATCATCGGTGATACTGGCAGAGGTGATTTGGATATTGAACGCGGCTGTAGAAACCCCGACGGTGTCATAGACCTTCCCGCCCTGGTCGGTGTATGAAAGGGTGAGAACAGCACCCGTCGCTTCGATCAGAGTCGTCGGTTGGACATGGAGGCGGATTGCGTCGTCCACTGATCCGTCTTGGCGATACACGGTCAGCGTGCCCGAGCGGCGAAATCGTCCGGGAACGCGCTTCTGCTGCCAATCCGAAACCGTGGTGACATCAAGCGATTCTTTCTCCCAGTTGATGGTGATGCTCTTGCACTTCACCGAGCTCTGCCCGCTGAAGGAAACCGTTCCGCCGAATCCTGCGATCAGTGCCATGTTCAGTACTCCTGCGCTTGTAGTGTGATTGTGATTGTGCCGACGCGCTCCGCGTCGTGTTGTCCGTCGTCGATGTTTTCGGTGCTAAAGGCAACTGCGAGCTGCGTGATGACGATCTTTACTGCCTCACCCGTATCGGTGTAATTGGCGTCAATTGCGTCGACAATGTCGTCGACAGTGATGCAGACATCCTCAAGAGTGTCAGCAACACACACCACCTGGAGACCGATCACCCAGACGTTGTTTCCGCTCACCCCGTTCAAACTCACGGAGATTTCTGCCGACGTGAGGTCGTAAACGGCCACTGGGGTAGCCGTGCCGGCGGTCCGGATGCCGTTGCATATCGTCACCCCAGAGGAATTGAGAGCTGCATAGATTGCTCTATGCACGTTTGCGATTGGCACGTGGCCTCCTCTTGTCAGTAAAGGATTTTTGGGCCTGAACCAAGACTTCCTTGCTGATCTCCTCGAGCATCTTTCGGAGGTTCAGGCGAGCCCAATCGCGAGATACGTGCTTGCCTTCCGTGAATGACCCGGCGGCTTTGTTGCGGTGACCGTACTCAAGGAGGTGATAGACGCGCTGATTGCCGCTGGCAAGGGTGCCGCCCTTCTTGCCGTACTTGATGTGCACATTCATCACCATGCGAGCCGTCTCGCCTTGTCCTCGCGGGCGGACCCGAGACTTCGCCGCCGCCCAAATGGCGCGACGGTGCTTCTGCTTGCTTCCGTTGCGCTTGTAGGTTGTGGTCAGCCATTCGTTGCCAAGACGACGAGCCCAGCGCGGCATGATCTCGTTTCCGGCGCGGCGCTGCACGTTCCGGCGAATGTTCTCCGGCATTCCCTTCAGGAGCTTCTGGACGTCTGCGCTATCGACGTAGATCTTGGCGGTGTTGTTCACGGCAGCACCTCCGTCGCTTCGATCTCCAAGCGCCGACGGCGCTGGTCGCGGTCCCAGCAGGCGCGCACGTTAAACGTGCGCTCCGTGCCGCGGTCGTTCCAAAGCAGCCGGCTACGGGTGTTTACCGAAGGATGGAAGCTCGCCAGGATGCGCCAATCGGTGCGAACCGCCGGGCCTCGATCGTCCATCGTTTCACTTGTCGACGCCACCTCGATGTGGCAATGCAGCACGGCGACATTTACCCACGCCTCCGACGCCTGGCCGAAGTCATCGACCGTGCGTACGGGATTCTGCGCCGTCATGGCGAGGCGCAGCATTCCGGATGGGACGTGCCCGGCCATCAGCCAATGCCCTTCCCCATCATGCCGCAGATCCGGTCCCAGTAGTCGCTCGGGAGCGCCACCGTGTCATCTCCGCGGCTTGCCACGTGCTGCGTCACGCGCTGGAGGAGCGCCATTTCGAGCAGCGGATTCAACGTGTTACTTCCGGCAGCTACCGTCAACGTGGCCGGGTACGTCATTTCAGACGGCATCTGCGCGTAGTAAATGCCGTTCAGAATTGCCGTCTTCAGTACGGTTACGGTCGCGCCATCTTCGTACGTGACATCGGTGACTGGCTGGCGTTCCAAGCGCACCAGCCGTTGGTCGTTGTCCGGCGCAGCAGCCACGTACTGGTACCGCGTGACCGGATCGACGCACCAGCCGGTGCGCTCCTCCAGCTCGCGCTTCGCTGCTTCCCACGCAATTTGGATGGCCGGATCGTCCTCGTTGGAGGAGAGCCGGGCCCAGTTGCGGAACTTGGAGATATCAATCGCCACGGACTACCTCGCAGCCAGGTGGCGCCCCCGAAGGAGCGCCACCTGTGCCGATGAGAGGATGAGGATCAGGCGTTGGTGACCTGGAGCTGCACGAGCGACTTCACGCGGGTGAAATCGCTGTTGGCGAACATCATGCCCTGGAAGATCACGCGGGCCGAGGACATCGCCGTGATCTCGTCGCGGATCATGCCGATGCCGCCCCACTCGCGGATGGCGAAGCCGTCCGAGATGTTGCCGAGCACGGCCAGGCAGTTCTTGCCAGTGGTGCCGGTGGAGATGTGCGCCGGGAGGTACTCGGTCACGTAGACCGGGAGACCCATCAGGGTGAAGCCAGCGCCAGCCTGGCCGACAGCGTCCGCGCTCGGGATGAAGAGCGGCACGTTGTTGACCGTCAGCGTCGCGATGGTCGCGTACACGTCCTGCGGGATGATCCACGCCGAAGAGCCCCAGTACGCAGCCGGGAGCTTCTCGTAGCGCATCTCGCGCAGCTTGGCGAGCGTCGCACCAGCCGTGATCGCGGCAGCACGGGTCGTGCTGGCCGAGGTCGCGGTCGTAATGTTCACGTTGGCGTTCACCGTGAAGATGCCCTTCGGCGCGTTCGTGCCGCTGCCGCCGATGTAACCCCATTCGAGGTTTTTCGAGAGCTGCCGCTGGAGGTTGTCCATCACCTCCGCCTCGACATCGAAGTTCGCCTGGCGCATGAGCTGCTGCGACACCTGCGTGTAGGGCAGGCACGGGACCGGAGCCAGCGCCACCTCGGCGAAGTCGGGGTCGATGCTGGTGCGGCTGGTCGACCCAGTATCCGGCGGCTGCCAAGCAGAAGTGTAGGAGTTCGTGCCGAGCGTGTTGTAGCGCAGGGTCGCGTAGCCCTGGACACCAGTGCGGAGGTCCGCCAGGTTGCGGATGACGCTCTGCGCCATCATGTACTTCAATACCCCGTCCTCGTAGAGCTTAGGAATGAGGATGCTGGAATTCGCGCTGGTGATCAGCTCGCGCTGCTCGGGCGCACGGCCACCCTTCAGCCAGCCGAGGAACTGCTCGCGGTACTCGCCGCTGGAGCGCCACTCCTCGGTCTGCTCGCGCTTCTCGGCGACGACCTTCTGCGTGATCGCGTGGGACGCGAAACGCTCGCGGAGCGCCGCTGCGCTGCGCTTCTCGTTCAGGTCCTTGAGCTCATTCAGCAGCTCGTCGGCGCGGGCCTCGGCCTCGGCGCTGATCTGGTCAGAGGCGAGAATGGAATTGACTTCGGTCTCGATGGCCTTGCGGCGCTCAATGATTTCATGCTGCTTCACGTGAGAGTCCTCAATCGCAGACGCAACCGAGCAAGGCTCGGCGAATGAGTGCGAGCCTCGGCGCTGGTCTGCGGATAAGCGCCGTTTTCGACAATGGAAACCTCCCGGAGATCCACCTCCGTGAGGGTGCGCTCCGAGCCCATCCAGGCGTCGGAGCGGACGAAGAAACCGAACGACATCTCCGAGAGCACGCCAGCCTCGACCAGGGCGCGAACGTCCTTGGCCTTCTGCGTGTCCGGGAGATCGACCTCGAACGCGAGGCCCTTGGAGTCGGAGCGAAGCTGGAGCAGCCCGCTCTTGGTGTTGGCGAGGAGCTCGCGCCGATCGTGTCCGACCAGGAGCGAGACGTTGGCAGCGAGCGAACGGTCAAAGGCGCCGGGCGCGACGCGCTCGACGAACGGCTTGCCGTTGTTGACGCCGCGCACCGTGAGCGGGAGGCTCGGCGCGTTGTAGACGCTGGCGTAACCGGCAAGCTTGTTGCCGCTGCGCTCGAAGGTCGCGGTGCGAAGCTCAAGCATTTTCATCTCCCACGTTGTCAGGCCCAGCCGCTGCGCTGGCGCCGCCAGGCATCGACACCGTCGGCGTATCCAAGCCGGCCACCGGAGACAGACCGAGGTAGTGGCGAGCGTCGTTCGGCGACATCACTCCCGCCAGGACGAGCTTCGAGAACGCCATGCCGGCGTCGCGGAGGTTTCCGCGCACGATTGCCGTCGTGTCGATCCGCACGAACTCGCCAGGGCGGCAGAGCTTCCGCGTGAGCTCCGACTCCCACGCGGAAGCCCACGCCGCAATCGCGCCATCGGCATATGCGCGGGCGACTTCGCTTTGGCTCACAAGGGCGCCGCCGCCCTGCTGGAACAGCATCTCCGGCGGAACGCCGAACGCACGGGCGATCTCCTGGACGCTGAAGCGCCGGGATTCGAGCATCGTGCCGCTGGTCTCCTGGGAGATCTTCTCGGCCTTCATGCCCTCGCGCAGGATCAGCGGTCGGCTGGCGCCATCGGCAGTCGCGTGCATGGTGTTCCATGCGTCGCGGATTGCCTGAACGGTCTGGTCGCTCATCGCGCCCGGGTGAGAAATCGCAACCTTCCCCATGCTGCCCGTACGAACCAAAGATGCGTGGGCGCCGTTCTCGTCCGCAGCAAGCTGCATTGCGTGGCGAGCCACGTCGAGCGGCGAGCGGTACCAGCACGGATTCAGGTGATCCGGATATGCACCGATATGCAGCACCTGGTCGGCATTCATCACCAGGCTTCCGATGCGGTACTGGACGCCTTCCTCGGTGATCTCGCCGCTCATCGCGTCTGCTGGCACTGGCTGGAGCTCGGCGATCTCGCCGTCGCTTCCGCGTCGGATCAGCGCGATTCCATTGCCGTGCGTCAGCGCGACGGAGGTTGTGTAGCGGCGGAACTCGTAGCCGGACTGCCAGCGGCTGGCGTCGCGGTTCAGCAGCATCTCGACCGGATGGCCTTCGATTTCCTGGCCTTCGCTGTCGTAGACCGACACGGGAAGGCGAGCGATATCCGCAGAGATCAGGTTGGTTGCACGAACGACGGCGGGGATCGCGTCAGCCGGTGACGCAATGATCGGCTCGGGTCGCGTGTAGATCGCGACGCCGGACTTGAAGCCGAAGAATCGTGCAAAGATGCCCACGGAGCAGATGGAACAACTCTGCCCAGAAACGTCAACCCGGAATTCTTGTAACCGTGTCTATCCGATGGGACACGATGAAGTCGAGAGACCAGTTGCTTCACGCACCTGGTGGTGCTCCATCAGGAGCGCCGCCATGTTGCCAGCGACGACCGCATCGGTGTTGCCGTTGCTTCGGCCCTTGACCGGGCGAGTATTGCCGACGTTGTCGCGGATCAGACGCACAGCGTTCAGCGCCGAGCGGAGCACGGGGTCCGGCTCGTAGATGAGTTGCTTCGATTTGAGCAGGTCGCCCCACAACTTCCACGCGGGCGCCATCGTGCGGATCGATTGATCGACGGGAATGATCGGCCAGCCGCGATCTGCCCACCGTTTGATGTCGCGTGCCTGTGCTGGGTGCGGGTCGACGCCGATCTTTCGCACGTCGTAGCGGGCCATGAGCGACTCGATTTCAGCTTCTACGACGGCCATGTCGTGCCATTCGCCAGGCATCCGGCGCAGGAAACCCTGCTCCACCCACGCGCCTAGCGGGTTCTTGCAGCGCCGCTCGTCGAGTTGAATGTCGGTCCCGGCCCACCAGGAGATGTTTCGGGCGCGGATCACGTTGCCGTCGACGACCATCAGGCAGATCGAAGTCAAGTCGAGCTGCGCCCCGTAGCCGCCCCGCGACAGGTCGATGCCGATCACGGCGGGCGCACCGGCGAGGCGGTCCCAATCGGTCTTCTGCATCTGCCGCTCGAGAACCCCGAGGTCGACGTCGGTGGTCGCCAGTTCGTGGTAGCGGCACGCGAGCTGCGTCTCGAACTCGGCGATCTGCGCCGGGTCGCCGCTCTCGAGCATCGTCCTGGCGGCCAGCTCGAGCTGCGCCGGGTCGACGATCACGCCGAGCGACGGGTTCGCCTTGGGCCACGCCTTCGGGTCGGCGGCTTGATCGTCCTGGTCGAGCCCGTACAGCAGCGGCCACCAGCCCGGCGGATAGGGCGTCCCGTCGTTGATTGCCCGCTCGCAAGCGTCCCAGTAGCCCCAAATTGGTCTCGTCTTCTGCTCCGGGTCGGGCGTCGTGATGAGCAGCGTCTGGCTAGTCGCGAACTTCGCCAAGCCGGTGAGGAGGCGACCGAACGCCGACTCCATGCGAGCCACCTCGTCGGCTACGACCAGGCGGGTCGTCAGACCGTCGAGCGCCTTGTCCGTGCAGGGGAGCGAGATGTACCGATTGCCGCCGTGCTTCACCTTGCCGGGGTGCGCCGGGGTGCTGCCGCCGGTCGCCTTCCATTCCTTGGCGTCGAGCGTCTGGCTCATCGTCTGCATCCGCTCGAAGGTCTTCTGCGCCAGGCGACCGTCCGGCGCGACCGACGCAAACTCAAGGCGCGTTTCCGGATCGCGCATCGCGGCCATGATCATCGACGCCGCAAACTCGGTCTTCCCTGCGCCGCGTGACACAACCAGCAGCAGCGCCTTCGTGGCAGGGGTATCCGTCTTGGTGCCGTTCACCACCCGCCGCCTGGCGAGGAGGATCATCGCGACCAGGCATTGCCAGGGCAACCACACCAGCGGCTCCCCTGCCCCAGCCTCCGCGCCTTGCCCGCACTTCAGGGCAAAGTCGCGGGCGCTGTCGGCCAGCTGCTCGTCCCACCACACGGACGCCGCCGCGGGATCGAGGCGCTCGGCGAGGTACCGGCGGCACGAATCACGCACCCGCGCATTGGCGACGAGCGTCCCATCGACCACCCCACGGGCATAGGCGTCCGCTTGCTCGGCGCATAAAGGCGGTGCTGGCCGATGCTTGCGGCGCGTGTCGGTTTTCGAGTTCCCCAAAGCGCGGTGCCCCCGGGAAACAACCGGGCTCGGCGTCGATGGGGGGGGTACTTTCACGTCCGGCTGAAAACCGTCGTTCGTTGACGACGAAAAATTTTTCCGTAAACCCTTATTGGCCCGAGGCTTCCGCTGCTGTCTTTGCGGCATGGCAGTCCTTGCATAGGCTTTGAAGGTTTGATGCGTCGTTTGTTCCACCACGGTGCAGCGGCACAATGTGATCGCACTCCAGGCCGACGATGCTGCCACACTTGCGACATTGAATCTCTATCGCCTTGTGCTGCTTGGCCTTGCGCGTCCATGAGCCACCACGCGACCGCGTGGTGTTGATCATGCTGATCGCCTTACCTAGCCCACCTTCGTAGCGGAAGCGCCTCACTTCATGGCCTCCCGCAGGGCAGCAGTCAGCCGGTCATCATCGTCGTAGCGCCAGCAGACAAGCCACGGCCCGTGATCCATCCGGCACATGACCATTGGCACCAGGCCATCCTCGGCATCGCGCACCGCTTGCGCCATGTAGCGCATCACGGTCGAGCTCTTGGCGCAGATCCGTGGGATCTCCACCTGGTCGAGCATGAGCACAAGGTTCTCGATGGAGCAGCAATACAACTCCCCGCCAAGGATCAACGGGTGCTCTTGCACCGCGCACGACCATCGCTTCAGCAGTGAAGCAACACGCTTCACCTCGACATGGACGCCCACCCCCCCGTCGCATGGCTCGATGTCGGCTTTCGCTTTGCCCCACCGCTGTGCCGTTCTGCGCCACGGCTTGCCCAGGACGGCTCCGAGAGCAGCCGCGGCCTCCGCTTCGCCTACAGCGCCTTTACGGCGGCTTCGGGCGCCCGTGGAACGACCACGGGCACCCGCGCCGACGCCACTCGGATCGATCATGGTGCCTTCTCCTTGAAGCAGTCCCATCCCAGTGCGTTGGCAATCTCTTCGGGCTGCTTGTCCTTGATGCAAGATGCTCGGCTTCGGCACACCTCCCGCCGCGCCTGGTCGCGCTCGGCTGTCAGGCGTTCAGTGTTTTCGGCTAGTACAGCCCAAAGAGCGTCAAACGCCTTCCGGTAATTGGGTCGCCCGTCTTTCATTGTGAGTCCTCCACCACGGTGTGGATTCCATGCTCCACCATGAGGCCTCTTGGTTCAACCTCGAGGCCGCGCTTGTCGAAGCCGCCGCCGAGCATCACGATCTGCCGCTCCAGGAACCGCTCGCGATCGCGCCACTTGCGCTCCTGCTCGCGCAGCTCTTCGTGTTGCGACACAACCATCCTGATCAGCTCCTCGACAACGTCGACGGGGATTGAGCCGATCGAGATGCTGCGCTGGGCGCGCTTCAGCGCCCTACCCCACGGTTCACGGATGTCCTTCGGGATATCGATCATGCTGCCACCCTCCCAAGTCCAACGCGAAAGGCGAGCACCGAGACACGGTCTCGCACGTCGGGTCCAATCGACTGAAGCTCCAGCGCCAACTGGTCGTACGGCGGGACGCCGATCTGCCCCCACCGCTCGCCCAGGCGTCGCCACCACCTGGCGTGGTCGGTGACGCGGATGCCGAGGTCGGCGAGCTTGCGGAGCGTGACGCGCCGCTGGGCCTCGCAGAGCGTGTCGGTGTCACGCGGGCACCAGCGCCGGATCTTGGTTACGTCTTCCGGATCGATCCCATCCCAGGGTGAAACCACCCCCCCATTCGCGGCGGTAGCCGCTGGTGGTTCTTTGGTGGTTCTTTGGTGTATAGGATCCCTCCGGTTTAAAACCGGAGGTGCTCCGGTCGTAGACCGGAGGTGCTCCGGTTTAAAGCCGGAGGTACCTCCGGTCCTAGACCGGAGGTCAAGCCGGTACGTGAGCGCCTTCCCGCTGCCGTAAGTCTCGATGATGCCCTTGCTCCGAAGGGAGCAAATAGTGGCACTTACGGTGTCAAGGTGAAGCCCCGTCTTCATGGCGATATGCGCCTGGCTGGGATGGATCCGCTCGCCGTAGTCGGCCAAAGCAATTGCAACAAGCTTCTCGGTGGGCGTCAAGGCGCCGCCCAGGGCGAAGATTTCACCGGGGTGATGCTTGGCCATCAGTCCACCTCCATGTCGATGCAGTCCTCCACGAGGACGCCGTCCTTGTGTGGCACAAGCTTCAGGAGCAGCAGCCGACCAGCCAGCTCTGGGATCGGCTTGAAGCTGGTGAACCACTCGGTGTTCTCCCCAGCCTCGATGCCGATGCGCCAGTACTTCGTACCGGCCTTGCTCACCTTGCACTCGACCTCCGCACAAACTCCGCGAACTTCGCGTAGCGCCACGGAATCGCCTTTAGAGGCCTTCGGAGCGCTCGGACGGGTCGGAAGGCGTCGAACGCCCTCCGTGCCGTCCTGCGGCGTCGTAGCGGCTTCCTCGGGCATCTCCTCATGGAGGCTCGACGCGGTGCCGAGCATGGCGAACGCCCAGCCCATCACGCCCTTCAGGGCGCGACCAGTAGCGCGGGTTTGTGCCATCATCTGTCGCGCAAACTGCGGGCGCGTGTTCCACGGCTTCTCGTCGTCGAACACGCAGCCGACGCCGCGGCCGAGCACCACGCCGCGCTGGTCCACCACGGTCGACGTGGCCTCCCAGTAGCCGGTCATCCCATCCGTCGCCGGGACGTGCCGGAGCTGTTCCGTCGTAGTGGTCAGCCCCATGCCCGAGGCGATCGCTTGCGCCCCGGCGACGGTGAGATACTCGCGTCCGGACACACGGATCACGTAGTTCTGTTTGACGATGGTCCCCAGGGCGCGAACGAGCTGCTCGTTCTGCTTCACCCGGTCCTGCGGTGCGAGGAGGTCGCTCACGCTGCACCTCCGTCCCGGCGCGTCTCCAGGCGGGGATTGGCCGCGAGGCCCTCCTCGATGAACAGCTCGACCTGGCCACGAATGGTTCGCTTGTTCTTCGCGGCTACCCGGGCAACCCGGTCCATAAGGTCGAGGTCGACCCGGACCTGAATGCTGTTGGCCGTCTTCCCATAAGAACGCGGTGCAGTCCTCTCAATCGCTCTCTCTGACATGGTGCGCCTCTCAATCGCACCGAAATGGCCGCTAACGAGGACTTGTTTTGCGTGTTATGTAAAACGACTCCACGCGTCCTCTGGGATCAGCGACACCTGTTTCATTTCGGTGCCTGTCGCATCTTATCGACGATCCGGCGTCATTTCAACCAGTTTTCCCTTGTTGCACCACTTTGACCAGTAACCACGGAGCGCGTCGAGCAATCGCCCGACGACCTTGGGCGTCGCCCGGTTCAGCGCCTGGCGCCGCTTCTCGCACCCGCAGCCCTTGGACGGCCTGACGCCGACCGCCTTCGCCGCACCGGCTACCACGTCGCCGAGACCAGGCGAAGCGTCCCGGACCACGGTGGTCGCCGTGCCTTCCAGCTCAACCAGTTTGCCGTCGACCACGGAGTAACGCTTCATGAGACCACCAGGTTGAACGACCATCCCATCGCTTGCAGAAAGTTACTGATGCCCGATACGTCACAGGGATTCGGAACGGATTTGTCGCAGGGGTTGACGACGACACAACTTCCAATGCCGATGAACACGGGGTCGTAGGTCCCAGATTGCATTCGGCATTTGTTTTCGAAACTGTTTGCCGTGCTGCGGCACTTGCGCCATGTGACGACCACCGAGCTTTCGCCAACGCACCAGAAGTCGCCAGCCTCGTCGCCCTGGCCGAGGTCTGCCATGCTCACCGCTTCCGGCAGACGGACGCGCCCCAGAACGGATCCGGGAGTCACGTCGAGGCATTGCTGGGTGTACAGCTCGTTAGCCTTCATCGGCTCCGTCGGAATGATGGCGCGGAATTGGATGGTGATCTGCGAGTACCCCTCGGTGCCGTCGCAACCGGACCCACAGAAGAACGTGCCGCCGACCGATGGACCCGTGCACGGAATCATTTCCAGCACCCTGGCGTAGATGATGCCCTGTTTAGGAGTGTTCAAACCAGCCATGACGATCTCGTTCGTCATTTTGATGGAATGGCACGTTCCTGTGCAGTCGGTGCAGCAGCAAGGCGTCGGAACAGTCCCGCATCCATCGCACGGAAAGCCGTAGAGACCATTGACATTCGTCGGCAACCCGGGTGCGGGTCCTCCCGTGCAAGCGTCGAACTGCGCCATCGTGATGGTCTGCTGGCGCGTGATCGTCAAATACGGAAGTATCGCGCACCCCGCGTCAATGACTTGCGGGTTGTCGCGGCACTTAAACTCCGGCGTCGGGCCGCATTGCCGCTCGGTGTAGGTGTAGCCCTGCGACCAGGTGTAGTCGCAAGTCGCATTATCGACGGTTGGATCGGCGCCCCGCTTTTGGATCTCCGCCGTGTACATCACGGACCCG